GGGCTGCCAGTATTCGGCGAACACTGCCCGATGGTCGTAGGTGAGAGCGTGAGCGCGTGCGGCGCTTCGTCTGTGTGGGTCCTGTGCGCTCGTGTAAGCGTCCTCTAGCTGCTCGACGATGGAATGTACGAGAGGCGTACAGAACCACGCTGATTGCTGAGGATCCCAATACGGTTGGACGGAAGCGAGATAGCCGAAACCCTCGACGAGTTCTGGCTGAGCTGTGAAGTTTGAAACGATGGACGGAACGCCACAGGCGGCCGCCTCAATCACGGGAACGCCGAAACCCTCGCCACGCGAGCAGATCAGATTCACGTCGAAAGCGGCCATGATGGTGGCGAGAACTTCGGGGCCGAGTCCGGCGTAGTACGCCCACTGATCGACCCATACGATCCGGTCGGCAGGGATGCCCGCCGACTCGGCGAGTTTCGCCAGGTCAATGCCGCCACCGGCGCCGCGCTTCTCTGTGTGGAAGTAGGCGACGACGTTGTCATGGCGAGCCATGAACTCGGACAGTGCGAGAAGGTTCTCTCCCCATGCTTTGCGCAATGGGGCGACGCCCTTATTCGCTGCGACGATTCCGACGATGAACTTGTCGTCGGCCACGTCTAGAAGTTGGCGACCTGTGCGCCCGTCGACGGTCGCGTCAGGTCTGAAGGTTTCGGTATCGACGCCGTGCGGCGCGTAGCGAGCGTCCACGCCTGCGCGCGTCAGTTGGTCGAGACCGAACTTACTCATCGCAATGGGCAGCACGTTGTCGCGCTGGCACCATTCGAGAACGTCGGGCGGTGTCGGGACATGATCCACCGGCGCCCATGAGGCGATCAGCGGAATGTCGTCAACCTTTGAGCCTTTGTAGACCCAACAATCGAAGAGGGTCACGAGTGCCGTCGGTAGTCCGGTGGTCTGGCGAGCGTGCTCGGTGTGAGCGCCTAAGACGTCGGAGGAGTAGGGGTGGTATCCGGTCGGGAGGACTTCGATACCTTCCCAAGCGGTAACGCCGCCTTGTATTCCGTAGTTGCAGGAGAAGACGATCGAGCGACCGTCTTCCTTGCAGGCTTTGGCGAAGGCGCCCGCTTGGACGCCGTAGCCGGTGTTCGCGAACGGCGCGTTTGAGTGGACGACGATTCCGGCTCTAACCCTGGCATCGCCTTGCCCGCCAGTAGTAGCGCCTGCGCGATCTCGTCCGGTAGGTCGATCTGAAACCCGCCCAGCGTTACGACCATTTCGATTCCTTTGATTGCCCATGAGATTTACCTTCTGCCCGTTGTGGTTGCCCGTGTGGTGGTGAAAGGTGACGCACTCCCACGGGCGAGGAGTGCGCCACCGATCACGCTCTTTTGTCGATTACAGAACCGACATCAGGGGAAAGCGTCCGATCAGGACGCGCCGCCCTTGAAGTACCAGACAGCGTTCGCGTCCGGAAGTGCGCCGTCTCCGCGCCATGTCACGCGGAACGTGATCAGGTCGTTTACGAAGCCAACCGAGTCGTCGCGAGCGACGTCGATCCCACGGACCTGACGCACGTAGTACGCCGAGTTCGCACCGAAGATGACCGACTTTGCGCCGGTGCCGGTTGCGGGAACGTCGGGATTCTCGAACACGGGGAACCCGTGCAGGAGGTCCGGCGATCCAGCCTGGAGGGACGGCTGCCACAGGTACTGGCCGGTCGTGTCCTTCAGCTTGCGGATCTGAGCGATGGTCGCCCCACGCATCTGGAAGCCTGCGCCTGGCTGGCGACGATAAGGCGCCGGGCAGGTGTAGACGAGGTCAATGATGTTGTCGGCAGTCGGAACGCCAGCAAGACCAGTTCCACCGGTGACGGCGGAGCTTGCGGAGGTGACGATACCGTTCGGGCCGGTCGTGCCGGTTCCGATGGTGAGACCGGCGTTGACAGCCGTTCCCATGCCGACAGCGGCTTGACGTGCGACGAAGTCGAGAAGGTTTATTCCCGAATCTTCGACGACCTCGCGGCTGAGCTGGAAGGTAGCTGCGTACTTGAACGCGCCGAGGGTGACGAACGAACCGAACGTCGGATCGGACTCGCTGATTGCCGAGCCTTCAGCCGTGACAGCAGGAGCCGAGTACGTCGCCGTGCGCGGGATCTGCAGGTTCTCGCCGGAGGCGGTCGTCAGGATGGTGACAACGCTTCCGTCAAGCATCGGGCCTTGAACGACGAGCTGCTCTACGAGACGATCGTAGAAGGAAGTCGGAACCGGCGAGCCGGTCGACGCCTTCGTGATGTCGCGCATTTCAAACTCGTACGAACGACGATCGCCACGGGCGATCGCGCGGATGATGTCGGAGTCGGTTTCGACCGATGCGGCGACCTCACGGGCGAAGTCGGCCGGAAGGCCGAGCGATGCGCGCGATTCGTCGATCGAGCGTTCGACCTTTGACTTCTCAATGACGGACTTAATGCGAGCATCACGAACGTCGATGTCTGCGTTGATGCGGTCGAACTGTTCTGACTCTTCGCCGGACAGGTCGCGACCTTCAGCGCTGGCATCATCGAGGAGAGCCTTAGCGGCTTCCCACGCGCGTGCGCGCTGTTCGGTCAGCCGCGAGATGAGTTCTTCACTCATGTGGGCCTACTTTCTAAATGGGGGTGTGTTTGGAGTGCAGGTGGTGGCCGTCGGTGGTGGCGTCGGTGACGCTCCGGGCGAGGCTCCGGACTGCGATTCGACTCAGGCTTTTGCGCTGAGAGCGAGGTACCGCTGAGCGAGAGCGACGGAGCGGCCTTCTGCCTGCTCGTCGTCTGGCTCTGCGGGGAGTTCTTCTGTGCTGCGAACCCGTGCGCCAGCGGTTGCCGAGTAGGCAGGCGTTCCCGAAACCACGGAAACCTCGTGGAGGCGGATCTCTCGCAGCTCGCGCGACTCGCCGGAAGATGACCAGCTATCGCCGCCAGCGGGAACGCTGAAGCCGAACGACATTGAATGAACGTCGCCGCGCTGCATCAGCACGGAGAGATCGCGTCCGTAGGTGGTGTCAGGAAGGCGCGCCTCGACGTAGAGGCCGCGCTCGTCTTCTGTGACTCGCAGCGTCGACGCTTTCGTGCTTCCAAGAACTAGATCGCTATTGTGATTGAGGTACATACGAACCTCTTTGCCCGACTGAAGCGAGCGCCGGAAAGCGCCAGGGGCGATCGTCTCAATAAATGGAAGCGGCTCGCTCGGCGAGTTGAATACGGCGGCGTATCCGGCGAAGTTCATCGGCATGGATTCGCCGTCATCGTCAAGCGCGCGCAGCTCTAGCCCGCCGACCTCAACGGTACGGAACTCAACGTCTCGACCGGCTACCTTGCGAGCTTCCACGTCTACGGACGCATAACGGACAGGCGCCATCTCTGGTGCCATTTCCTCTTCGGGCGCGTCCTCGGGCATCTGAGCGGGGTCTGAGACAACGTCCGTCGGATAGCCGACTAGATCGCCAGCGATGATCCACCGCTTGCAGATAGCGCCGGGAAGGATCTCGCCGCCCACGATCTCGCAGGCGTTTCCGCCTTTGAAGAACGCGCAGGATGAGCACCGGATACCTTCGGAGACGAAGGGTGATTCGGCGACGTAGTGAGCGCCGTCGGGTCCGGAGTGTTGGTCGTACTTTCCGAACAACTCAACGATCGACTCGTCGGCTGAGTATTGCGCGATCTGTCGCGAGGTGAGCGGGAAGATTCCTTCTCCGGCGTCGCGTGTTTCGTCTGTCATAGGGAACCTCTCGTCGGCAGTCACTCGGGCGGCTGCGCGTCAATGCCCATAGGGGGAGGGTTAATGCCGGGTCCGGCCATAGGCGCGCCGGGTAGTGCCATCACGAACTCGTCGCCGCCTTCGTAAGGCTCTAAGCCTTCAACGGCGCGCGATTCGTTCGGAGTCAGAAAGCCGCTCATGATCCCGACCTGATGGGCGCGATAGCGGCTGATCGTGTCGGCGCGTAAAAACGCGCTCGTGTCGAACTTCATTTCCTGCGCCGGTGGCATGAGCGAACTAAGCGCCGACTCAATGCGAGTTAGCCAGGGCAGAAGCGTGTAGGTCACGAAGTTAAGTCCGGCGGACTCGACGTTTGAGTACGTGGCGGAGTCGCCTCGGGCGCCAATCATGTTCGGCGGGATTCGGAAGATGCGCGCGACCTGTGCGATCTGAAGTTCTCGCGCTGCGTTCATTTCCATGTCGGCGGCCGACTCGGTGATCGACTTCCACTTCATGCCGCCAGTAAGAACGGCGGGACGACGGCGGCGCCGGTTCTGAGACTCCCACGTTGCTTGCAACGTCTTCGCCTGTTCGGCGGTCATGTCGCCGTCGACCTCAAGCACGGAGGCGGGAACGCCGCCTTCTGAATACCATTGAGCAAGGTGTCGCTCTTGTGCGAGAGCGAGGCCGATCGTCGTCTTCTGCATCTCGATAGGTGAGAGTCCGCGCGCTGATTGCGGCGGCGTCCACCATCGGATGTGAAGCATATTCTCGGCAGGGATAACGATCCCGCCGGTCGTGTAGTAGCGCTGCCGGTTGACGATCGTCACCTGAACGTCGGTCGGGTGGAGAGGCTGGATGGCGATCGGTGTCCCTATGCCATCTTCACGATCGACGTAGAGATACGCGTTACCGTGCAGGGCGAGGCACGAGACGATCATGTGGATTAGTTCGTAACGCGTCACGGAGCTGGAGGCGTCAAGCCATGACGGCGTCGGCTGGCGTTCGGTGCGATTTCCGATGACGTTCACAGCGCGAATCGGTAGCGTCGCCACCGAGTCGGCGAGAAGTGAGACGCACGAAAGAACCGCCGAAACCTCAAGGGCAGACGATTCGGAGATGGTTTCGCCGGACCAGTTCGGACCGGGAATCCAGTTGGATGTCTTGATAGCGTCGGGGACGAGAGCGCGCTTGGCGAAGAGGCTCATCGTGTCGCCGCCAGGTATGAACCGACGATGAGGAAAGTACCGGCGGCGATGACGGCGGCCGGAACGAAGATCATCGCAATGCCGAGAACGACAACGGCGGCGCCGAGGACTTCAGCAATCGTCGATACGATTTCAGTCATCGTCATTACTCCAGGGGTCAAGAATCTGAGGAGCGCCTAGCGGGCGCAGTTCGCTAGCGATATGGCCCTGAAGGGCGAGCGTGCAGGCGACGAGCGGCGACACGTCGACGCTTGTATCTCGTCGGTGCCATGCCCACGCGTCGCCGAGCGGGCGGCGCTTCGCTCCAGCTACTGCCGCGTTTAGTGGCGTCTGGTCGATATGGCGGATTTGTTTAGAGGTGATGAGATCGAACAACTTCCCGCATCCGGTCACGAGTTGGCGCGGTCCGATCTCGATCACTTGCAGACCGAGGGCGCGCAGGTCGGCGACCATAGAACCGGCGGCCGATACGGGGTCGATTACGATCGACTTGTATCGGGCGGCGCGATCGTCGGCGGCGAACCAGTCGAAGATCCAAGAGGTGCCGGGTCGGTTGCCGATGACTTCGATGTGAGCCATACCGTCGGAGCGAAGCCCGCAGGCGCCGAGCGATGACATGGATCGAGTCGGTGTTACGTCGAGAGCGAGAGTCGGCAGGTCGTCCATCCGTGAGCGGTGGTCAAGACACGCCGCCCAATCTGATTCGCTGATGATCTGCCACGGCGCCGAGGCCGATCGGTCTTGGCGCTGATTGAGATAGGCGCGCCGAAACTCCGGTTCGCGCATGGATTGAAAGTCTGAGCGGATCGCTTCGATCGGTACGGTCTGCCCGAGGGCGGGCATACACGACCACCACACGGACTCGTCGGAGATGTCGGCATCGTCTGGCGCTGACCATTCAAAGTAGGCAACGCCGGAACGGGTGCCGGACTGGACTCGTGCGCGTCCGTCGTCGATCTTGTCGTTCAGGTAGAGAGAGTCATTCGTTCCGGCGGTGGACACGATCCAGAGCTGAGGCTGAGGGCGCGTGATCATTGCCGGTTTCATCGCTTGTTCGAGGCGGTCATCGGTGAGCGAGAACGCTTCGTCGATCACGCCGAGGTCAAGTTGTGCGCCGTGGCCCGCTGTCTCGGTGGTAGCCAGGAGAGACCAGAGCGAACCGTTGGACCAGCGGAGCGCTTCGCTTCCGTTAGTCCGGCGGACCTGCATCATGGACGCGAACGGCGAACGCTCTAGAGCGGGAACGTGCTCGTCTTCCCATTTCAGCCGAGCGTCTTTGCCGGTCTGAGCTGTGTAGCCGACTCGCTGACGCTCGCCCATAGCGACGCATCGGTGAGTCATGGCCGCGAGCATGAGAGTCGTCTTGCCCGACTGGCGAGGAACCGTGAGACGGATCTCGCGGTAGGCGAGCCGCTGCGATATCTCGCCGGTCGTCGCGTCGACGTGGTCGTCGAGTTCGTAGGCAATGTCTACGACTTCGCGCTGCCACGGCATCAGCGGCGTTCCGAGAAGTTCAGCTACCTGAGCGACTTTCGATCCGAGCGTGGGGCGGTCGGTTCGCTGAGTGGACCACCGGGGCGGACAGTTCGGCGAGGATTCTTGAGAAGTCGTCGGAGTCGCCATCGTTGCGACCTTCCAGTTCAGACAGCGTGGCCCGTAGCTCGCGAGATACGGACGCTGTCGCCGTGCCTGCGTCGGCGTCCAATGTCGCTGCGAGCAAGACAGCAAGGCGCGCGCGGGCATCGGTGGCCGGTGAGATTTCCAACTGGCGAAGCGTGGCGCGAATGGCCTTCTGCATCGGGCCTTGAGTCGC